TAAACCCTCTGTCGAAGAAGAGATTCAGCCGACCCTTGTGGCAAAAGGCCCGGGAGCCGTTGCAAAAGCCGAGCCGGAATACACCGTCCGCCGCCTTACTCCTACCGAGTGCGCCAGACTGCAGGGATTCCCGGACTGGTGGTGCTCGGATCTTGGAACCGCAGCTCCCACATACGGTGAGATTGCCTTCTGGACGGATGTATTTGAAACACACAGATTAATCTGCGGAACATCCTCAAAACCGAAATCGCAGAAACAGATAATTTCATGGCTGAAAAACCCGTACTCCGATTCTGCGGAATACAAGATGTGGGGCAACGGAATCGCCCTCCCGTGCGTATACTTCCTTCTCTCCGGCATTGTGTGGTCTGCCCGTAATGAGTGCATAAAAACCTCCGGATAATTGTGTGATATATTCCGCAGAAATGACTGGATATATCTGAACACTGACGGTAATATCACACTACCAAAATGAAGGAGGAATTGTATATGGCGACATTCACATTCAGATTCAATGTGACCGGCACAGAGCGAAAAAAGCTCGTCAGCGCAATCAGCCAAATCACCGGAGCAGAAGCGAAATACCTCGGAATGCCATCAGCGGCGTACCGGGTGGACTACTTCACCATTGACAAGAATGGCGCGGTCAGTTTCGATGACAGAGCCGACAGCGAGGAAATTGAAAACCTTGTGGCGCGTCTTGCCGAACAGGGCTTTAACCCTGAACCCTTGGAGAACATTGCGATTGAGGAAACAAGCCCTAACACGGGCGAACATCGCGCCGACAGCGGCAATGAAACGGGACTCGTTATAACCCTTCCGCTTGACAAGGTATCGGTCGGAAACCTGACGAAGCTGCTTGATGCCAAAGGCAGACTCATCAGCAAAGCCCTCGGCATTCCAGCCACTCCCTTTGAAGTCAAAGAGGATACGATATCATTTCCATGGTTTGATGCCGTGCCTGACCCGGAAGAAGTCGACGCCTACAGCAAATTCATATGCGCACTTTGTGACATGAGCAGGAATCAGAAACGGGTCAACGCCACCGAAAAAGAAGTTGAGAACGAAAAATATGCATTTCGTTGCTTTCTGCTCCGCCTCGGCTTTATCGGCGAAGAGTATAAAAAAGAACGTAAGATCCTGCTGCGGAATCTGAGCGGCTCTTCCGCTTTCAAAGGAGGTGCGAAAGATGCCATTTCCGAGTAAAGAAATTGTAGATATGGTTCGCAGGCAGTATCCAAAAGGCTGCCGTGTGGAACTTGTCCGTATGGATGATGCACAAGCGCCTCCCATCGGTACCAAAGGTACAGTCATCGGGGTGGACGATGCGGCAAGCGTCATGGTGAAATGGGACAACGGCAGTGGTCTGAACGTCGTCTACGGTGAAGATTCCTGCCGTAAAATTGCGGAATAATACACACAAATTAACTCCTATAAGATTGTGTAGTTTATGCCGATTTATATCTCGATATTGACTGGATATATCCTCAAAGTGACGGTAATATACAGCTACCCTAAAGGGAAAACACCGACACGGAGGAACAAAAAATGAAGGAAACAACACGGATTCAGATAGCCGAGATGAAAAAACAGACCATCGGGGTCGAGGTCGAGATGAACCACATAACCCGCTCAAAGGCGGCAAAGCTCGCGGCCGAGTTTTTCGGCACCGGCAGATACGAAGACACAGCGAGACGAAACGGCTACTACACAGTTTCAGCATGGGACGCACAAGGCAGAGAGTGGAAATTCCAAAGGGATGTCAGTATCGCGGGTCCCGACAGCGAGAAATGCGAACTGGTCACCCCGATCCTTCGCTACGAGGACATCGAGACAATGCAGGAGCTCATCCGGGTGCTTCGAAAAAACGGCGCAGTCAGCAATCCAAGCCAAGGCTGCGGAGTTCACATTCACATCGGAGCGAACGGGCACACACCGCAGACCTTAAGGAACCTTGCCAACATCATGGCAAGCCACGAAAGCCTTTTAGCGGAAGCCTTGAAACTTGACACCAACCGCGTGAACCGCTACTGCAGGACGGTTAACCCCTCCTTCCTCGCAAGGCTTAATAAGAAAAAACCCGCCACGATGGCCCAGCTTGCGGACATTTGGTACGAAGGCAACGGAGCTTCCTACGGCAGAGACCAACATTACAATGACAGCCGCTACCATATGCTCAACCTGCACGCCACCTTCACCAAGGGTACGATAGAGTTCAGACTTTTCCAATTTGACAACCCGACAGCGGAGCGCAAGGGCGGACTTCACGCCGGGCAGTTAAAAAGCTACATTCAGCTTTGCCTCGCGCTTTCAAACATGGCAAAGGCAGTGAAAACCGCAAGCCCCAGGGAACAGCAAAAGGAAAATAAAAGGTTCGCGATGAGAACCTGGCTCCTGCGCCTCGGCTTCATCGGCGAGGAATTTGAAACTGCAAGAGAATTCCTCACCAAGAACCTCACGGGCGACACAGCCTTCCGCTTTGGAAGAGAGGCTGCCTGAAGGAATTAGCCGCAGGCCCACCGACCGCAAAGAACCGATGTTCTTAGGCGGTCTTAAGGTGGTAGGAGGTGTTTTTTAATGCGGAAACGATATTACCTGGCTTACGGCAGCAACCTCAACATACGGCAGATGAAATACAGATGCCCGTCTGCGAGGGTCGTAGGTACCGCCGAACTAAAAGATTACAAGCTGCTTTTCAAAGGAAGCAAGACCGGTTCATATCTTACTGTTGAGCCGAACGACGGTATTAATGTTCCCGTTGGTGTGTGGGAAGTCTCACTGGAGGATGAAGCCGCTCTCGACCGTTACGAGGGATTCCCGGATTTCTATTACAAGAAAGAAATCATCCTTGATATAACGGGCATTCGTACCAAACAGGTCAGAACGCGCAGATGTTTCATTTACATCATGCACGAGAACAGACCGGTCGGTATCCCGTCCGATTACTATATGAGGGTCTGTCTTGAAGGGTACCGCAATTTCGGCTTTGATATTAACACACTGATACGAGCCTACCATGAAAGCGAGGGAAAATACCATGAAACCAAATGAAACGGAAATACGCATCTGCCCGAAATGCAACAGGCCATACACGGGGCACCCGGCACTGTCCCGCTCGGATAATGAGACTCCGATTTGTCCGGACTGCGGCACCCGCGAGGCGCTTGAGAGCATCGGCGTAACAATCGAAGAACAGGAAAAAATACTTGATACGATCCACCGCTGTTATAAGCATGATGTGCCTTGAGGATATACAGCACAGCAGCCGCAAGTAAGAAAATAAAGTAATAAGCAAAAGAGCCGGACGGCTCTTTTGCTCGTAGTACGGCACCTGTCGAGGGTGTCTTTTATTTTGCACGGAAGGAGGTGGCAACTTTGAGAAAACTGAAAAAATACAAACCCACCCGGTTTATGGCGGAAGACAGTCATTATGACAAGGATGCCGCCGATCATGCCGTGTGCTTTATAGAAAACTTCTGCTGCCATACCAAGGGCACATGGGACGGCAAGCCTTTTGAGCTTATCGACTGGCAGGAACAGATTATCCGGGACATATTCGGAATATTGAAACCAAACGGCTACCGACAGTTCAACACGGCATATATAGAGATACCGAAAAAGCAAGGGAAAAGCGAACTCGCGGCGGCTGTGGCCTTGTATCTTCTCTGCGCGGACTTTGAACCCGGCGCAGAGGTCTATGGCTGTGCTGCGGATAAAGACCAGGCGCGTATCGTATTCGATGTGGCGATGGACATGGTCAAACGCTGTCCTCATCTGTTCAACAAAATGGGCATCCAGGCAAGCCTCAAAACTATGAACTATATTCCAACAGGCAGCAAATACAAGGCACTGTCGGCGGATGTGGCGAATAAACATGGCTTCAACACACACGGCGTAATATTTGACGAGCTTCATACTCAGCCGAACAGGAAACTCTACGATGTTATGCTCCAGGGCAGCGGCGACGCTAGAATGCAGCCGCTGTATTTTCTCATTACAACCGCCGGTAACAACCAGAACAGCATCTGCTGGGAGGTTCATCAGAAGGCGCTGGATATCATTGACGGCAGAAAACATGACCCTTCCTTCTACCCGGTTATTTACGGCGCAGCGCAGGAGGACGACTGGACAGACCCGAAGGTGTGGAAAAAAGCAAATCCCTCACTCGGTATTACTGTGAGCATTGACAAGGTCAAGGCAGCGTTTGAATCGGCAAGGCAGAATCCCGCCGAGGAGAACAGCTTCCGCCAGCTACGTCTGAACCAATGGGTAAAGCAGGCGGTTCGCTGGATGCCGATGGACAAATGGGACGCCTGCGCGTTTCCGGTCGACCCTGATGCGCTTGAAGGCCGGGTCTGCTACGGCGGTCTTGACCTTTCATCCTCTACCGATATAACAGCGTTCGTACTGGTGTTTCCACCGACTAACGAGGATGAGAAGTATAGTGTGCTTCCGTTCTTCTGGATACCGGAAGATAACATCGATTTGCGTGTGCGCAGAGACCATGTGAATTATGATGTTTGGAAGATGCAAGGTTTTCTTCAGACCACCGAAGGCAATGTTGTCCATTACGGGTACATTGAAAAATTCATTGAGCAGCTTGGCGAAAAATACAACATCCGTGAGATTGCCTTTGACCGCTGGGGCGCAGTGCAAATGACACAGAATCTTGAGAACCTTGGATTTACGGTCGTTCCCTTCGGGCAGGGCTTCAAGGATATGTCCCCACCAACCAAGGAACTCATGAAGCTCACCTTAGAACAGAAACTTGCTCACGGTGGCCACCCTGTTCTGCGCTGGATGATGGATAACATATATATTCGCACTGATCCTGCGGGCAACATCAAAGCGGACAAAGAGAAATCCACCGAGAAAATCGACGGCGCAGTCGCCACCATTATGGCACTCGACCGGTCGATACGGTGCGGTAACGATACGAGCGAAAGCGTGTATGACACACGCGGACTGCTTGTTTTTTGATTGGAGGTAAATACCTATGAACATTTTTCAGGGAATTTTTAAGGCTCGAGACAAGCCCAAAGACAGTCTCGGCGGCAGCCGGTATAACTTCTTTTTCGGTAGTACGAGTTCTGGGAAACCGGTAAACGAACATACCGCGATGCAGATGACGGCGGTTTATTCCTGCGTGAGAATACTGTCCGAGACGCTTGCCGGGCTGCCGCTTCATGTATATAAGTACAACGAGAACGGCGGAAAAGAAAAATATCTGAAGCACCCGTTATATAAGCTGCTCCATGACGAGCCAAATCCGGAGATGACTTCATTCGCGTTCAGAGAAACGCTGATGAGTCATCTTTTATTATGGGGCAATGCTTACGCACAGATTATCCGAAATGCCCGTGGTGAGGTAATCGCTCTCTATCCTCTTATGCCAAACAAAATGACAGTCGACCGGGATTCAAACGGCCGGCTTTTCTATTTATATCAGCGCAGCTCGGAGGACGTACCCTCACTCGGAAAAGACAATCAAGTCTACCTTGCACCTACCGATGTCCTGCATATTCCGGGCTTGGGCTTTGACGGGCTTGTCGGCTACTCGCCGATTGCAATGGCGAAGAACGCTGTGGGACTTGCCATTGCCACTGAGGAATACGGAGCTAAGTTCTTTGCTAATGGAGCAGCGCCGGGTGGTGTGCTTGAACATCCCGGCACGATTAAGGACCCGCAGAAGGTCAAGGAATCCTGGAACGCTGCCTACCAAGGCTCAGCCAACTCACACAGGGTAGCCGTGCTCGAGGAAGGCATGAAGTATCAGCCTATCGGGATCTCACCGGAACAGGCGCAGTTCCTGGAAACACGGAAGTTCCAAATTAATGAGATCGCCCGTATTTTCAGAGTGCCTCCGCATATGCTCGCCGATCTTGAAAAGTCGTCCTTCAGCAACATCGAGCAGCAGAGCCTTGAGTTCGTAAAATACACGCTCGACCCGTGGGTGGTGCGCTGGGAGCAGTCCATGTGCCGCGCCCTGCTTTCCGACAGTGAAAAACCGACAGTGTTTATCAAGTTCAACGTAGACGGACTCCTGCGCGGCGATTATGCAAGCCGCATGAGCGGTTATGCGACCGCACGACAGAACGGCTGGATGTCTGCTAACGATATCCGTGAACTTGAAAACCTCGACCGCATCCCTGCAGAACTTGGCGGCGATCTTTACCTTATCAACGGTGCGATGACCAAATTACAGGACGCGGGTGCGTTCGCAAATAAAACAGGAACGGAGGAAACAACTGAATGAAGAAATTCTGGAACTGGGCACGGGATGAAGATTCCGGCGTCAGAACACTCTATCTGGACGGAACAATTGCCGAAGAGTCATGGTTCGACGACGATGTCACCCCTAAGGCTTTCAAAGCTGATTTGGATGCCGGTGAGGGTGACATTGTTATTTGGATAAACTCTCCCGGCGGCGACTGTATAGCTGCGAGTCAGATCTATACCATGCTCATGGATTACAAAGGCAAAGTCACCGTAAAAATCGATGGTATTGCGGCGTCGGCAGCAAGCGTTATCGCAATGGCGGGAACTGAGGTGCTGATGGCCCCAACAGCCCTCATGATGGTGCATAATCCGCTGACCATCGCAATCGGCGACAGCGAAGAAATGCAGAAAGCTATCGCCATGCTGGACGAAGTCAAAGAAAGCATCATCAATGCCTATGAAATCAAAACCGGACAGTCCCGCGCGAAGTTATCCCACCTCATGGATGCGGAAACCTGGCTCAACGCCAACAAGGCAATTGAACTGGGCTTTGCTGACGGCATTCTGGAGGATGAGAAAAAGCGGATTCAGCCGGACGATGTCACCTATGCTTTCAGCCGCAGAGCTGTGACAAACTCGCTTCTGAGCAAAGTCAAACCCAAGATACCCAAACAGAACAAAGGCACACCCGTTGAGTCGCTGGAAAAGCGGCTCTCTTTAATTTCTCACTAAATTTTATGGAGGTAACATCAATGAACAAAATTCTTGAACTGCGCGAGAAACGCGCAAAGGCATGGGAAGCAGCTAAGGCTTTCCTCGATACCAAGCGCGGCGCTGACGGTCTGGTTTCCCCTGAAGACACCGCAACCTACGAGAAAATGGAAGCCGATGTGGTCGCCCTCGGAAAGGAAATCGACCGCCTGGAAAAGCAGGAGGCTCTTGACCGCGAGCTTTCAAAGCCGCTGAATACGCCTCTCACAGGCAAACCTGCGGTTCCCGGCATGGAAACAAAAACAGGCAGAGCATCCGATGAGTACAGAAAAGCATTCTGGAACGCAATGCGCACCCGTGCCGGTGAAGGACTTGATCCTATCGTGAAAAACGCACTTCAGGTCGGAACTGATACAGAGGGCGGATATCTTGTCCCGGACGAATTCGAGCGCACCCTTGTGGAAGCTCTTGACGAGGAGAATATCTTCCGCAAGCTGGCTAATGTCATTACCACTTCCTCCGGGGACCGCAAGATTCCGGTCGTTGCTTCTAAGGGCACCGCTTCATGGATTGATGAGGAGGGCGTAATCAACGACAGCGACGACAGCTTCGGACAGGTTACCATCGGAGCGTACAAGCTGGGAACGATGATTAAGGTATCCGAGGAGTTGCTGAACGACAGTGTATTTCCACTTGAAGCATATATTTCAAGGGAGTTCGCAAGGCGTATCGGCAGCAAGGAAGAGGAAGCCTTCTTCACGGGCGACGGCTCCGGCAAACCGACAGGCATCCTTGCCGCAACCGGCGGTGCGCAGATCGGTGCAACCACGGCCGGCTCTACGGCTGTCACCATTGAAGAGGTGCTCGATCTGTTCTATTCGTTGAAAGCACCCTACCGTAACAAGGCTGTGTTCGTGATGAACGACTCTACCGTAAAGGCAATCCGCAAGCTGAAGGACGGCAACGGCCAGTAC